TATAGTATACCATAGGAGATATTTAGATGACACAGTTAAGCTTAGAAGAGATTAAGGACTTGATATTATTCTGTAAAGATAACCAAGTACACTCTATCAGAGTGGGGACAGTAGAAGCTCACCTATCTCCGGATGTAAAGGCTCTGCCACAAGGCACTAAGTCCCCTACCGAAGATGCGTTCCCGAAATGGGTCACAGGAGATTAATTAGAACTTCTATCGTATTAGGTTAACCACTTTAAACACTACGAGGCTAAAATGCTTACAGACTTCTTAGATGCGAACTTTAACACTACTGTCCTATGGGTTGATAAAGCTCAAAACGACGCTCATACTGAGGTTGTAGATATTGTCTGCAGACTCGACGCCTCAAATAAGGCGCGCAATAATTCTATGATGAGGGCTATGAGACTGTATGACCAGACTCAGCACAGTAATCTATACGCAGCATTCGGTGGTGGTTTTGGAGTAAGGCAGCATGACATTATGGCTGAGAGCGCTACCAGTAGAATGATGTGGAATGTATGTAAGTCTTGCTGTGACACAGTTGCTGCTAAGATTTCTAAGAATAAAGTGAAAGCTACTGTAGTCACTGACGGCGCTGATTTCTCTGCTCAACAGAAGGCCAAGAAACTTGATAAAGCTGTATATGGCATAATGCACTCATCTAACTTTCACGCTATATCTAAGACCGCCTTCATGGACGCTTTACGTTGTGGTACTGGTGTTATTCAAACCATAGCGGAATACCGAAAGGTATCATACGAAAGAGTATTTCCTTTCGAGGTTCTGGTAGACGAAATGGACTCCATGTACAATAAGCCTACTAAGATGTATCGCTACCGTCTTATCTCTAAACGTAAGCTTATAGAGCGTTTTGGTGAGCATGACGCCATTAAGAATGCTAGTAATGTAACTGCTATCCAAGGGTTCGATATTGAGCCTACAGTGTGTCTGTTTGAAGCCTGGATGTTGCCTACTGATGATAGACCAGGTCGCTATGTGATGTGTACTACTGGCGGTACTCTTGTGGATGAAGATTACGTTTACCACGACTTCCCATTCTCGTTTATTAGATGGTCTAAGCCAGCTATCGGATTCTGGGGTACAGGGCTTGTAGATGAAGTAGCTCCTTCTCAAATTGAGATTAACAAGATTCTATTCTTTATTCAGCAAGCTATCCAGCTAGGTCATGCGCCTAAGTGGCTGGTGAAGCAAGGCTCAGTTCCTCAAGCTTATCTAAACAATAAGATAGGCTCTATTATCCCTGTGACCGGAGAGATGCCGCAATACTATGCTCCACTGCCTATTAACCAACAAGTGATTGAGTACCTACAACTAATTAAACAAGAGGCATACTCTATAGCAGGCATAAGCCAACTATCTGCCAGAGCTGAGAAGCCAGCTGGTATAAACTCAGGCGTAGCAATGCAGACTTACAACGATATTGAGAGTGAGCGCTTTGTGTTGGCTGGCCAAGAGTTTGAAGAGTTTCATGTAGACGCTTTCAAGAAAACTATTGATGCCGCTAAGACGGTAGCAGCTGGTTTTAAAGGATTTGAAATATTATCTTCAGGAAACACAGGTACTGAGATTATCAAATGGAGCCAAGTAAACCTCGAGCGCGACAAATACTCTGTTAAGCCTTACCCGACAGCTACACTTCCTTCTCACCCCGAGGCACGTTATCAGAGACTATCAGAAATGCTACAGTCAGGAATGCTCACCCCTGAGGAGTTTGCTGAGCTGAGTGACATGCCAGATTTTCAGGCACACAATCAACTTAAGTTTGCTCCTTACTTTGCTTGCAAGGCGAACATAGAGCGCATCATTGAAGGCAATAACTACATTCGTCCTGAGAAATACGACAACATTAATCTATGCCTGACCATGGCTAATAACTATTATCTAAAACTACGTAGCTCTCAGGCTAAGGAAGAGATTCTAGACGAGCTTAGATTGTATATAGACGAGCTTATGGTGCTTAATGAAGCTGCGCAGCCTCCTGAGCAACCCGCACAATTGACAGAGCCTAAACCTCAACTAACATTGCCTCCTATGTAAGAAGCAAAATAGTTATAGAGATTCCTGGTCAACCATTAGGAGTCTTTACGTAACATGCAGTTAACAGGAGACACAATGACTGTAGATTTAACTGGACTGATGACAGAAGATAGTGGGTTGCCAGAGTCTGACAACACGGATGTAGCTGCTGAACAAGTAGATGAAGCTCCAGTAGTACCGGTAGTAGAGGAAGCTAAACCAGCTATTGATGATTTGGCCTACTCATCTAAGATTGCACATCTCGCTAAGCAAGAAAAAGCTCTAGTAGCTAAGCGCCAAGAGATTTCTGCAATGCAGGAGCAGTTTAAGTCTTATCAAGGACTGCAAGAGTTAGCTAAGACTAATCCTCTAGCTATACTTGAGCACTTCGGTTTAGATTTTAATTCGCTTACTGACGCTGTATTAGCTGGTAACGACCCTGAGACTAAACGCTTCAATGATATTAAAGCAGAAATTGAGGCACTTAAGCAAGAGAAGTTGACTGAAGCTAAGCAGGCTGAAGCTAACAAAGTTAAAGAAGCTGAAGATTCCTATAAATGGGGTATTCAGAAGATTGCGCAAGATAATGCAGACGAATTTGAGCTTGTTAACCACTACAACGCTATTGATTCTGTCTATGAAGTATGTAAGCAGTATTATGAGCAAACAAATCAGATGCTTGACTTACGCGAAGCTCTTAGCCTAGTTGAGAAAGACTTAGAAGAGCAAATAAATCCGGTTATTAACTTAAAAAAGGTTAAGACAAAATTTGCCCCAGTGCAGACAAACCCTGCGGCAGTAAACGAGTCACCTGCAGTAACTACAGCAAGCGATGCTTTATTCTCTAAAGCGCCGATTGTAAGTGGCGGTACAAGTTCTGCTCCCCGTAGCCCAGCCACTACGGACGAGGAACGAAGAGAGAGAGCACTAGCTTGGTTGAAGTAGTTTACTGAGAATGTTTCTCGGTAATGTTTTAGGTTTTTAATTAAAAGGAGATTCCCCATGGGCGTCGATATGACTAAGTTTGGATACGCATTGCAAGAATTCTATGATACTAAGAAGATTTTGGACGTGTGTGCACGTAAACATGCTTTCTTGGCCTTCCTTATGGCTAACTGCAAGCAAAAAACATCGGGTGAAGTACATGTTCACTCTCTAATCACTGAAAATGGCGCTGGCCGTTCCGCAGTGTTCAGTACTGCACAAGGCAACGCTGAAGGTAATAAGGGTGCTAAGTTTAAAGTTGAGACTATTGAGGACTTCGGCGTCGTTCAAATCTCGTCTGCAGTTCTTGACTCGTCTGAAGGTCAATCCGCAGCTGCTTTCTTTGACGCACGTATCTCTGAAATTGACGGCGTTATGAAGTCTCTAAGTAAGTCCCTAGCACATGCAGTATGGCGCTCTGGTTCTGGTAGCCTTGGCAAAATCTCTGCTTCACAGGTTGCTTCGAGCACAACTCTTAGCCTAACCAATGCTCGCGATGTTATCTTCCTCATGGAAGGTGTAAGACTTGTGTCTGACTCTGTAGACGGCGGTGGAACTGTTGGAACTACTGTAAGCTTTGTTAAGTCTGTTGACTATGACGCAGGAACTTTCACTGTGTCTGCTTCTTTAGGTGGAGTGGCTATCACTGCTACTGCAGCTGACATGACCGCTGGTCAATATCTATTCGCTGACGGCGACTATGATACTAAGCTTAAGGGTGTTGCAGCTTGGATTCCTGCTACTGTTGCTTCTAACGATAGCTTCTACGGAGTTAACCGCTCTACTAACCGCTACCGTCTTGCTGGTAACTACAGAGACGCTACTGGACTTCCTATCGAACAAGCAATCATCGACGCAGCTACTCTCTTGGCTGACCGTTCTGAAGCATCTCCTGAGATTGTTTTCATGAGCGCTAATGATTGGGCTTCTTTGAACAAGTCCCTAAGCTCTAAGATTCAGTTGATTGATGTTAGGCCAGGAGCTGATACGTCATTCTTTTTCCAAGGAATTTCAATCAACGGCCCTACTGGTCCTCTGACAGTGGTTTCTGACTCTGATATTCCTGACGGATTCGCTCTTGTTACTCAAAAAGATGCATGGAATCTTATCTACAAGGGTAAGGACGTGGTTCATTTTGAGGAATATGACGGCAATAAGGTTCTTCGGGCGGCTAGTTCTTCGGGAATTGAAGCTCGTGTAAAATACAATGCTAACATCATCTGTAAAGCGCCTGCTTACTGCTCGTTGATAAAGCTTCGCTAATATCAATTAGTTAACTAACTTAAGGGGCCGCCACCAGTTGGCCGCTCCTTTTTTCTTTTAAGGAGATTTTAATATGTCAAGCCAAGTTTTAGAGCAATTTTTCTATACCCAAATCAAAGAAGCAGTTCTTCTTGAGGGTAACTTCGTAGTGGGTTCTGCAGGAGCTGTTGGCACTGTAAAAGGTGGCGGCATCGCTTCAGTAGAGCTTTTGGCAGCTGGTATCTATCGCATCAACTTTGATGTTATGTATAACAGGCGCTTGAATGGCACAGCTGGTGCTATTGGTTGTCAGTCTGGTAGCGATGTGGCCGATGGTTCACTTACTCCTGGCTCACTCTATGTGATTACTGCAGTTGGTACTTCTGACTTCACGTTAAATGGCGCAGCTGTTAACCAAGTCGGGGAAGCTTTTGTTCCTGCAGCCGCTGGTGGAGCTGGTACAGGTAAAGCTAAGTTGCTAGTTCCTACCAATGTTTGCGCTATTCAGTCTGCTAGTCAGAATCCTGATATGTGCAACCATACAGTCATGATGACTTTGGACAAAGAAGGCGCTCTCGTGGCTCCTACTGCGGGCACTGTCATTGCTTTCACGTCTCTTATGCGTAGAAGCGCGGTTAAGGGTCAAGGCGAAAGCTAATATAAGGCACTAACTTTGTTATAAGTGATTAAGGGTCTATACTAACAGTGTGGACTCTTTTTGTTATTAGCACACTCTACTGATAACCTTTAATATAGTATACCTTCAATAGACAACCGGAAGAAGCAATATTAGGAATAGTAGCGTATATCGACTTGTTTTCACCTCACAAACGACCAGGAGACTTTAAAATGATGGGACCAATGTTAGACTCTAAGAGAATTTCTGTTATCCTCGCGGGTAAAATGGGTAAAAAGGAAGATGTTCCTGAGGTAAAGGTAGAAGAAGATGTATCTCCTGAACTTGCAGCAGCTAAAGCCCTTCTAAAGGCTCTCGACAGCAAGAACCCAAAAAGAATTGTAGACGCATTTAAGAACATGATAGAGTGCTGCGACATGATGGATAGCACTATGGAAGATGATTCTGAAGATATGGAGTAATCACTATGACTACCGTAGCAGACCTAATTCTTCAGATTAGAGAAGCGTCTGACCACGTTAACTCTTCATTCGTAACAGACCCTGAGATTGTCAGGATTCTTAACGACGCTCAGCAGGACGTATACAATCAAATTATCCGCATGAATGAGACGTATTTTGTGACATCCGTAGCTCTCGCGATAAACGGAGAGACGGTAGCACTTCCTAATGATGTGTATAAGGTCAACGGTATTGATTTAGACAACGGAAATAGAACAGTTTCTCTACGTAGATTTAACTTTGCAGAGAGAAATAAGCACAAATCATCTCCAGCGCAATTCTTCGGTAATCTTAGCAGTATGCGCTATACTATAGTAAACAGAACTATCAGATTTATGCCAAGACCTAACGCAGCCTACTCAGGTGTTCTCTGGTATACGCCTTATATGCCAGCTCTTGTGTTAGGCGGAGATTGTGATTTTCCTATTGCACAGTTCAGTAACTATCTCACAGCTACCGCAACCGCAGCTATTTTAGGTAAAGAAGAGCGCTCAACCTCATTCTGGAAAGGTGAGGCGGAATCTGCAATGAAAACCATACTTATGTGTATTCCTGCTCTTGACCAGGGCGAACCTAATCAGATTGTGGACATCTACGGCATGAATAGCGGAGAATTTTAACAATGAGAGCTATAGCAAAGGCTAGACTACCAGACCCAACTACTGACCGTGTGGTATCTCAGACGGCCGATGCTGTAAACTTCTTGTTGACTAATTCAATCTTGTCCTCCAACCTGGTTAGCGTAGTATTCTCTGGAGCGGGTAGTAAGTCAATAGCTCACACCCTACAAAAACAACCTATAGGGTGGGTAATAGTAGACAAGAACACAACCGCTGGGTTGTACAGAACTGCTTGGGATAGCTCAACACTGACACTAACAGCGAGCGCTTCAGGGAATTTTACAATATTAGTATTCTAAGGAGATTTTGATGACCACTACTCTAAATATGCAGCTTATTCTTGGCACACCATCTGTTACTCCTGGGCCTGATTGGGCGCAATTGATTAATGACGCATTAACCAAGGTAGACCAGCACACACACGCCACTAACTCCGGTGCTAAAGTTACACCTGCAGGTATAAACATAACAGCGAACCTACCTTGCAATAACTATTCATTCACAGACCTTAACTCTACTACATACCGTCCTCAAAGTTCGGCACTTACGGTCCCTGCGAGCATACACAACGTAGCAGGAGATTTATATTGGGTCGCTCCTAATGGTGCTTCAGTTCAGATTACTAGCGGTACAGGTTTAAACCTAGCTTCTATTGGAACTATTGGAGGTGACTTCGGGCAAAGTGGTGTAACCGCTGCAGTGACCTATTCAGATGCGCTAAAAACTTTCTCGTTCACCCAAGCCTCTGGCATAACTGCAAAGATGTTTTTTGGTGACATTTTACTTACGCCTACTTCCGCAGGACAAAACTCTGTCACTATCAAAGCTCCTACTGGGTGTTCCGCATGGTCGTTTACTATACCAGGAACAGCGCAGACAGTAGGCACTACTCAGGCAGCTCTGACCACTAACACTTCAGGTGTAGCTTCTCATGTAGCAATAGCAACTGCGAACACAGCTACGGCTATAGTTCAGAGAGATGCTTCAGGGAACTTCTCTGCAGGTACAATCACAGCTACGTTCTCCGGAAATATTACTGGTAATGTAACGGGTAATGTGTCTGGTAGTTCAGGCTCTAGTACGGGTAACTCCGCAACAGCTACGTTAGCTGCGACCGCTACCAATGCGTTAGCGTGCTCTGGCAACTCTGCTACTGCTACTTTGGCCGCTACAGCGACAAACGCTCTTGCTTGTTCTGGAAATGCAGCTACGGCTACTCTTGCAGCTACGGCTACTAATGCTCTGGCTTGCTCAGGAAACTCAGCCACAGCGACAACGGCTACAAATCAATCAGGCGGGACAGTAAATGCCACAACTGTTACTTGCACGTCGATTAACTTCGGAGGCGGTCAGGTAAAGCAGAAGGTACTAACGGGAACCACAAACGGTAGCGGTATAGCTACAATTCCGTTTGCTTCGATTTTGGTTACTCCTCAAAATGTCATTGGCTTACAGATGTTGGTGTTTACTTCTACATTGCTTTGTCGCAATCTTGGCACAGTAGAGCTACAGTACGACTCAACGGGCGGCTTCACCTCTACCAATACAGGGTACCCAAGCAAAGACTTTAAAGTTATTATAACGTATACTTAATAGGAGCGGATAAAATGGCTCTCACGAAACAACTAATGCCGTTATCTTTCAACGGTATTAACCAGAAAACAGACGAGAAGGTATTGCCCGCAGGTTCTCTCGTGAACTTGCAAAACGCTATCGTCAATACTATACCAACAATAGAGAAAAGAAAAGGCTACGATAAGCTAAATGGCATCTCTTTTGACGCTTTATATACCGCGAATAGGCAACTACTGGCTATATCAAACAACAGCCTCTACTTCTACTCCGACTCCACAAATACCTTTAATCAGAGGGGCCTAGCGCCTTCTGTAAACACCTCCGCTACTACTATAGCCTCAAACTTGTCAAATCACTCTGCGCAGGACGCTTTAATCTCAAACAATATTAGAGTATTAGCGTATCTACAAGGAGCTGACTTGTACATTGCCACGCAGAACACTCAAGACGGTGGTTATATTATTGCACCAACCCTCATCGAGGCTACTATAGCTGACTTCAGGTTAGTGGTTTCTGGTGAGTTCTTTTGGGTTGTTTATCGCTCAGGAACAAACATCAAATCCTACTCAGGCTCTGTTCTTGTGGGGACTCCAACTCTAGTGACTATCACGACGTGTACAGCAAAGCCTATTGACGCTTGTGCTGTTGGTGCGAATTGTGCGTTCGCTTATGTTACCTCCGGTGCTACTTATGTTGCATACATAACTCCAGGAAATGTTCTAGGTTCTCCTGCTTTAGGTTTGCAATCCCCTACAGCTACATCAATACTTCATGACAAGGCTGTGGCTATTTGGTCCGGGGTAGATGAATTTGGAATCAAGACAATATCTGTATTTGGTGCTGATGCAGCCTCAACAACTGTATCACATATAGTACTGTTTGCTGGTGACCTTTCCAGTAAGCTTACGGCATACAATGTGGCTGTTCCTACAGGAGCTGTCAGGTTGTCTGGGTTTACATTGCCAGTATCTACAACATTTACAGATATTTTCATGTGGGACTACCGCGTCACAGCTATAGATGAGCAATATGAAATAAGCTCACGTTCTCGGGTATACGGAGGAGCTACAACAGCGCAACCAAAGATTTACACAGCTTCTATACTATCCAGTCCGGTACAGTACGACAACAAAGTGTATTTTTATGTGTGCTATAGCTCAGCATCAAACTTACAGCCTACAGTGTTTCTCTACAACTTCACAGACTCTCTCATAATGAGTAGATTGCTACCAAGCTCTGGGCCTAAGCTAAGCGCTCACGTACATACTACCTTCGTAGATGGTAGTACTATTAGCTCAGCGATTCCAAAAAAGACACGTCAAACAACCTCGTCCGTTATAGAAAATACCGTTCTAGCTTCTACTGTACTTGGTGTTCAGTGTGATTTTCTAGACTACTTAGACACTTTGGTCATATGCTCTGGCTTTCCTCAGTTCTATGATGGTGTGCGTGTCGTTGAGGCAGGATTTCATCTATTCCCTGAAAAAGCTTCTGTTGTTCAAGCCGCTACTGGTGGCTCTATGAGTGACGGAGTGTATCTCTACACTTATATCTATGAATGGATTGATGCAAATGGACGAGTACAACGTAGTGCTCCTAGTGAGCCTGTTTCTATCACTGTTAATGGCGGTGGAACTTCACAGAAAGTAACTCTTACTCTTCAGAATCTGTTTCTAACCTCTAAGCCTGCGACAGATATTCTACTCTCAGTGTTTAGAACTCAGGCTGGTGGAACTATCTACTATAAAGTAACTGACGAGATTACTGCACCAGTTAGAAACTCTAATTCGGCTTATACTCAAGCTTTTATAGACACTTTAGCTGATGCAACTGCAGCCTCTCGTGAATTACTGTATACAACCGGAGGAATCTTTGAAAATACGTCAATTCCTTCAGGTTCTGTGATTTCTAAGTACAAAAACAGAATAATGGTTACAGGTGGTGAGTGCGGGAGTAGAGTTTATTACACCAAGCCTGTTAATCCTGGTGTAGCTCCCGAGTTTACTGACTTACTTTTTAAAGAGGTTAGCTCTGAAAGTAATCCTACAGCGATAACAGAACTAGATGATAAGTGTCTAATATTTACAGAGAATCGGTGCTATGTTGTAGTAGGCGAGCCTGCAGATGGTACAGGAGCTAACAACTCTTTATCTACACCTCAACCTCTACCTTCTGACGCTGGATGCGTATCAAGTAAGAGTCTCGCACTTCTACCTAACGGGGTTATCTACCAGTCACTAAAAGGGATATGGCAAATTGACCGTGGGCTGAACTCTTCCTACATAGGCGCTCCAGTAGAGAAATACGGTATGGAGTCTGTAGTGGGTTTCGCTGTGTCGTCTACACAAAATAAATTATTTCTATCACAAGCAAACCAGACCATTGTATATGATTACTTCTTGAACATGTGGAGTACGTTTACAGGTATGCCGTCTACTGGCGCTCTATCTTGGAGAGACAAGCATGTTTACCTACACACGGACAAATCCATAAGAGTGCAGAATGATGGGTATAATGACGCCGATAGTCCTTACTCTACTGTCATAGAGAGCGGTTGGATTAGCTTCGCTGGTGTTCAAGGGTACCAGAGACTCTATAGTTTGCTTTTCTTAGGGGAGAACGTAGGTAGTCACTATCTTAAAGTAGAGATGAGCTATAACTTCGCGGACATCGTCTCTGATGTGTTTTATGTAAATGGTGACTCGGTAAAGAATGTAGAGTTTGGTGGAGAACCTTTATTCGGTGGTGGTGTGTACGGAGGTAGTGAGGACGGTGTGTACCAGTTCCAACTAAAGCCAAGAATACAGAGATGTGAGAGCTTTAAGTTTAAGATAAGCGACCTCTTTCCTTCAGGAGAACCTACGGGAGGGTTTAAACTTACTTCTGTGGCTTGCGAAGTAGCACAGGTTAAGTCTTCTTGGAGCTTACAGTCTGGTAGAAGATTGGTATAACCTTTAATATAGTATACCTTAGAACTTTAAACGTAATGAGACATTCACAATCAACACAGGGGATTTACGATGATGAAGATTTTTAACCTACCACTTAGAAACGACTTGCTAAACGGTAGTGACGTTGTTGCAGATGTCAGATGGGCCTATAACTTCCAAGTGGACTGCAATTGGACTTTGGCCACTAACCCATCACCTCTAACGGTATTAACCGCTGGGGTGGACGCTACTGCAAATACTATGACCAGTGTGGCTCACGCTCTTTCAACAGGAATGGCAATTAAGCCTACCTCAGATGGTACACTGCCAGCTCCTTTGGTGTCTGGGACTGAGTACTTCGTAATTGTTGTAGACGTAGATAAGTTTAAGTTGGCTACCTCGAGGGTTCTAGCTCTAGCAGGAACAGCGATTGACCTCACCAATGTAGGGTCGGCAGCCGCAACAATCACTATCACCCCACAGACAAGTGTTGGTACAGCTAATTTAGAGTATTGTGCTGACATGATAATCAACGAGAACTCTGTATGGAGAACACTAAAAGCTATCAATCTCGTCACAGCCGTCACTGACACGCTTACTGTCGCAGTCAACCCTCACATGTGGATTAGAAGCAATGTATTGGTGAGTAAGGGCGCTTTATTGACGTTGAGGGCTGAATGCTTCGGGAAAGCGTTTTAATATTAAATACTTAAAAGGACTACACCATGGGTTGGACTGATGTGATTAAAGATACAGCTAATAAGGTAGTATCTGAGCCACTTAAAAGACAGGTTGATACTGCTGTTAACGTAGCAAATGACCCTGATAGAATGCGCCGTAATATAATGACTGCGGGGTTATCTGAGACCTCTCTGGGTGAGGGTGTCACCAAGTATGGAGACAAGACTGCCAGAGATTTCAAAGCTATGTCTGACGAGACAGGAGACAAACTAAAGAAGATTAGTGACAAAATCGGAGATGCTATAGCTGGCGGTATGGGCGGAGCTGGCGGCGGCGACCCACAAGTAGCAGCCAACGTAAAAGCAGCACAAGATAGCGCAGATGCATGGAAAGCGGAGCTGCAAAAAAGACTCGATAATCAGAGAGTAGTTGTAGCTAAGACGGCACTACCTGAGCAAGCTATGACTCCTGATAATATAGCAAGGACTGTTCAGAGTGTTAACGCTGGACCAGCTGTCTCGAGTATCGCGGGGAGAGTTGGAACGGTTAATTCTCCTATGGTTGGAGAAGCCACATTCAACGTAAACGATGCTTTAGGCATGAGTAAAAGCGCCGCGATGGGTAACGAACCTTCCTTCGCGGAAGCACTGTTGAAGAGAAACGCCGAAAACCAAATTAAGCAACAAATGGCTGCTCAAGGCGGTAGAGCTTATGATGCAGCTGCTAATAGAAACTTAGCAAATAAGGCCGTAGAGATTGGACAAGCCGCTGGTACTGAAGCCGCTGGAGTTAGAGCACAAGAAATGGCCGCAGCACGTTCAGAGTACGCAAACGTAGCTACTAACAACAGAGCACAAATGATGCAGATGAGCATGGCTGATGCTACTAACCAACTACAAGCACTATCTACTGACCAACAAGCTCAAGTAAACCAGAGAGCACAGAATTTACAAGCTTCTGGAATGAACGCAGAAAATGCACTCAAGGCAGCAATGGCAGACCAGAACACACAACTTCAGGTAGAGCAGCAGAACGCTCAGCTTCGTCAACAAGCTAACCTCGCTAACATAGAATCTGACCTAAAAGCTAAGGGTATGACACAAGACCAAATCAACTATTATCTATCTCAGATAACAGGACTTGAACAATCTAAGGTTGGAAATGCTCTTACAGCTCAAAATATGCAACAACAAGCCGCAGCAAACGCAGCAGCAAATGCACAAAAACGTGAGGGTGCTCTATTTGGTGCCGGTGCTACTGTTCTGGCTTCAGCTTTAGGCTAATAAACTCTAACGGAGAAGAATATGCAGAAGAATATTGACGTAGGTTCTCAGAGTGTTGATGAAGAGTCGAAGAGAAGCATCTTCAACCCTCTGACTTGGGGTATTGGTGGGCAAGAGTATCCTTCTGTTGTTCCGACTCCTGACTTTACATTATCACAGACAAATACGAACGAGGGTTCTATTGGCTCTGGTGTGTCTCCTTTAGACCCATCTACCATACCTGTAGCACCTATCGCAGCCCCTGTGGCTTCTCCTATCTCGTCTCCAGTAGCTCCATTAGGCATGGCTCCTATTGTACCCCAGTTACAGAATAAAATGGTCACTTCTGAGCAAACAACTGTAGCCAAGGGTACTCCGTTATCTAAAGACACCATCAAGGCACAGGATGACGCTATACAAGCCCAGAGAGATGCTATAAATGCAGCTGATATGGCAGGTAAAGCTAAAGCTCAAGCTGAGAACGCTTACACGGTAGAGCAGAATCTACTACTTCAAAAACAAATTGAAGATGACAAAGCTCTTAAAGTAAAGCAGGACAGTGAGTATGCCAAGTCAGTCGCTGACCGTGATGTGTCTGTAGAGGACGCCACTAACGCTAAAGCGAACCCTAACAAGTTCTTTCAGGACGGTGGTACATGGACTAGACTAGGAGCTGCCCTTGCTATTGGTATGGGTGCTTATGCGTCTGCTATAAACGGCGGCCCTAACTATGCTTTAGAGATTATCAATAACTCAATAAACAAAGACATTGACGCGCAGAAGACAGCAATATCTCAACAATGGCGCGGTGTTGAACAAAAGAGTAATGCTCTGTCTGAGCTAAATAAGAAATTTGGGGATGAAAGAGTAGCCGCTTCTGTCTTAAAAGAACAACAGTTGGGAT